TGCGCAGGTGTACGGCAATGCGCAGGTGTACGGCAATGCACGGGTGTCCGGCAATGCGCTGATGTACGGCAATGCACGGGTGTACGACGATGCGCAGGTGTTCGGCGATGCGCTGGTGTACGGCAATGCGCTGGTGTACGGCAATGCGCAGGTGTACGGCGATGCTAAGATGAACGACGGTGCACTGATATGTGGTGATACTAAGGTATGCAAATAATCTTCTATTGCTACGGGCTAAGTGTCTAGTAGTATATAACTTCCAAAATTAAATATTATGGCAAAGAAAAGCATGTGCGGGCTTTATAATAAAAGCGTTCAATTTTCAGATAAAAATAAAATGGTACATAGAACTGAGCTTATCCCGGTTAACGGAACAATGTATCAAATCGGGGCTTATCAATACTTTACACATTGGGAGGATGGTAAACTCGCTGTTAGTGAGGCAAGTTCGGGATTTAGAGTTTTAACATACAAGCGAATTGGCGGTGAAACTGATACACAGCTAATAAAAAGAGCGCTTGAAAAAATGAAAGAGGTTAATCCTTCGCTTGCAGATTGGGAAAAGGTAAAATCAATTATGAAAAAAGAGGGTATTCCCTATCCGGCAAATAAATGGGTGTCTAACTTAAAAGATATAAAATCAAATGAAGAAAGTAAGAAAGATTAATCGACTTAAAAGTCGTTTTGTTCCGGTTAAATTTAGCTTAAAGGAGCAAAGACAGTTTACTGAGATTATTAATAAAGATAGGAATCTGCTTAAAAATAGAGCTGGAAACTACGATGAACTTTTATAAATTGATCGTATAATGCTTCGGGCTGATTTATATTGTGCAGGTTTGGGTGAACTTGTTTTTTCTGAGAGTGAAATGGAGGCGTTTAGCAGGTTTGAAAAAGTAAAAATGGAGTTTTATCATGGAAAGTAAATTAAATCAGTTAGCAGTCCTTATTTTGCAGGAAGAAGAAGCATACAAGGACATGCGAGTAGCAGAGAAAAGGCATGCCGCATGTCTTAAAGAAATGTTGGAATTTGAAAGCAAATCAAATTTAGGAAATATTCGATATTGCGGAAACTGTGTGTATCTTCCTGCTAAGAAAAGAGCAGGCAAGTATAAATGCTTGTTGACCGGAGAGAAGAAATATTATTGCTGTGAAGGGTGTGAAAAATATAGTGAATTACCATTTTAAAAATAGAAAAATATGATTGATTTTAGCAAAAGCGTTATCAGCTTAACAAAAGAGTGTAAGGAACAGTATGAAAGAATGAAAGCAAAAGGTTTCCATGATCGGGACGTCCCTCTTACTGAGATATTCGGGCTTATCATTTCGGAGATGTGCGAAGCGATGGATGCGGAGCGAAAGGGAAGAACTGTGGAAAACGGAAAGTATACTTGGGTGTTAGCATATAAGGAAGATGAAAGTTTCAAGTCGAAATTTAATCAATGTATAAAAGATACTGTTAGTGATGAACTTGCAGATGTATTTCTCCGGTGTTTGGACGCTACTGGTAAATATAACAAGGAGAATAACGATATAGTACTATTTAAACACTGTATTGATGAACGGGTGAAAATTCTAAATAAAACTCCGAATACATTCGCTTATTACGTATATAATCTCGCATACTGGGTAACAAGTAATGAAAAAATATGCTGCAATTACTTTACTACTATAATGGAGATATGTGCAGCAATAGCTATCATACATAACATTGATTTAGGGAAAGCAATTGCGGCAAAAATACGGTATAACGAAACGAGAGGCTATAAGCATGGGAAGAAATACTAATAACAAAATAGATAAAAATATGAACTTAGAACAAATCAAAATTAACGCTATTTTAGCGTCTGACCCGGAAGGGATACAAATAGATGGTAATCACTATCAAGGTGATTCTATTCCTTTGTATCAGTTTCTCAATCAGAATAATGTTAATACAATGGATGGCTATGCGATAAAATACGCATTCCGTCACAGACGAAAAAACAAAGAAAGAGATATTGCGAAAGCTATTCATACTCTACAATTGATTTTGAAAGACGAATACAACATGTATATGTTAGGCGGACAGTTGTACACGAAAGAGCAATATGATGAATTGCTCAGTCAAGCAAAAAAGGAGGCGGAAGGCAAAGAAACTGAAACTACGGTGATATATACCGATAAGGGGATAGATATTAAATCTGAATCTAAAAAGGATTCTAATAGGAATATTTACGTTCGTAAACTAGGCGAAGTTCAAGCCGTTTGTATAGATAGAACTAACATTCCACTTGATGATTTGCGGGACATGGGGCTTGTGCTTAATGCTTACGAAATGGGAAAGGGAGTATATGTTACCAGCCAAAACGGAAAGGAGTTTTATGTTAAATATGGGTCTTACATTTGCCTCTCAGAGGATGGGTATTATCAAGTTTATAGCAAGAGTGAATTTGAAAAACTGTTTGAGCCTAAACAATAATAAATAAAATGTAAATTAATTCAATACAAAGAAAAATGAATGAATCGGTAGATATATTTGGGAATAAGGTAGCTTTCATAAAACCATCATTAAGCAAAGAAAAAGAAAAGAAGCTTTTTGATGACTACGAGAACTTTGTGGATAAATTTAAAACAAAGAAAACCACAGATGATTGCTACACTCCACCTGAGGTTTATAATTGCGTTTTGAGGTATGTCTCAGAAAAATGTAATATAAGAGGCGCGGAAATAGTACGTCCATTCTATCCGGGTGGAGATTATGAAAATTGTGAATACCCGGATGGATGTATCGTTGTCGATAATCCTCCTTTCTCTATTCTTTCACAGATAGTAAGGTTTTATATAGAAAGAGATATTAAATTCTTTCTGTTCGCTCCACATCTGACATTATTCTACGGAAGTGCTGACTATTGTCGAATAGTAGTTGGAGCATCAATCATCTATGAAAATGGAGCGATTGTAAAAACATCGTTCATATCCAATTTATTCGATGATGTCATGATAATGTCTGATCCGTTTCTTTACAGAGAGCTCAAAAGAATAAACGAATTGAATAAGGTGAGTCTTCCGAGGTATAAGTATCCAAACAACGTTCTAACTGTTTCGGCCATGCAGTGGTGCGTAGAACGTGGTGTTTCAATGCGATTTAAGAAAGAGGATCTCTACAACATTGGGAGACTTGACAGCCAAAAGCCACATAAGAAAAATATATTCGGTACAGGATTCCTTCTTTCAGAAAAGGCGGCAGCAGAGAAGGAGGCGGCAGAGAAGGAGGCGGCAGAGAAGGAGGCGGCAAAAAAGGATGATACTATAATTTGGGAACTGTCCGAAAGAGAGATGGAAATTATAAAATCGCTGGGTGAATAACCCTCAATATACCCAAAAAGTTTAAACCTGAATGAAACCACGTTGTAAGTGTTACAGCGTGGTTTTCTTTTTGCATTCAATTTAATATACCTATATTTGCATAGATAAACGATTCATTTTTAGTAAAGTGAATCTATTTTTGTTTAAACATAATTCTTAATGATATGGGAAAGGTAGGTAGTATGTCTAAATCAAAAGGCAAAATAAAGAGAACAGATGAACAATGGGAGGCGGATAAGGCTTTAGAATCGGACTTGTTTCTGAAAGGTTATTCTTATCGTAAAATCAGAGATAAGATCAACGAACGCTACAAAGAGATGGGTATAGATATAGAAATATCTTATCAGTCTGTGTATAACGATATACAGAAATGTTTGGCTGAATGGAAGCGGGAACAATTCACCAACATAGACCAGTATGTTACACAGGAAATACAAGCCCTCGACAATGTAGCGAGGGAAGCGTGGGAGGAATGGGAGCGTTCTAAGCGTCCTAAATGCAAGACGAAATACAAGTTTAAAACGGCTGTCGAGGTGCAAAAGGAAACTACTACGGGTGACCCTTCGTTCTTGAATGTTATTCTCAATGTGCAGCAAAGGAAAGCACGCCTATTGGGGTATGATAGTCCGTTGGTTGTTTCCATAGTAGGAGAGAAAGAAAAAGAGAAGCCAAAATACGATCTATCCAGTGTCCCGGCAGATGTTCTCGAAAAGATGGCAGACGCTTTGCAGAATGGAGGTGAAGATGAAGATAAATAATATACCACCGGAGGAAATTGTGAAAGCGGTTGCGAGAAACAAATTCAAGAACTTCGTTAAGTATATTGATGATGATATAAAACTCAGCCAGTTTCATAAAGCATACTACGAAATTCTTGATAGGTTTGCGCATGGAAAGATAAAAAAGCTGATTGTTTCATGTCCGCCTCAGCATGGAAAGAGTGAAGGTAGTAGCCGTAAACTTCCTGCCTTCATACTTGGTTTACGTCCGGACGCTAAGATAGCGATAGGGTCGTATGCTGCAACACTTGCAGAGGGCTTTAATAAGGACGTACAGCGCATTTTAGATACACCGGAGTATATTATCTTGTTTCCCAACACTCGCATTATGGGAGCAGAGAAAACGTCACGCTATGAAGCATATACCCGTAATAGTAAAATGACTGAGGTTGTAGGTCGAAAAGGATCGGTTACTGCTGTCGGACGTTCGGGAGGTTTGACGGGTAAATCTGTGAATGTCGCTATACTTGATGACGTTTATAAGGATCACCTCGAAGCTAACTCACCCATCATTAGAGAAGCTGCATGGAAGTGGTACACTACGGTTATCCGGAAGCGTCTTGATAACAACGGTCAAGAATTGATTGTGTTTACCCGATGGAACAAAGACGATTTGATAGGTCGTATAGAAAAGAAAGAGAAAGTTATCACGGTAACAAAATGGTCTGATCTTGATAATATACCGGATGGCGCATGGGTAAAGATAAACTTTCCTGCTTTGAAGGTAGGTGAGCCGACAGAGATAGACCCACGAAATGAAGGTGAAGCATTATGGGAAGAAAAGCATAGCGCAAAGAAACTTCGTGCTGAACGTGAACTTGATAAGGTGGAATTTGAGTGTCTTAATCAAGGGAATCCGGGTAGCGCAGAGGGACAGTTGTACGGCAAGTTTAAAACGTGGTCTGATAAGTCAGATTTCGGTATATTTCTCGGTCGTGGCAACTATACCGATTGTGCGGATACCGGAACGGATAATCTTTGTAGTATATGCTATGATAAATACCGTTCAAAACAGCCAGTTTGGAGCGAGAAAGAAAAGGCATACAAGCATTTAATATTCTGCCTTGTAACCGATATAATATATACCACTGACCCGATAGAGGTTACACAGGTGACAGTGCCGGAGATGTTAAACAGAAACGAAACTGAGTATGCTAATATTGAAAGCAACAACGGAGGGCGTTCTTTCGCTGTTAACATATCACCTAAGACAATGACGGCGATACATTGGTTTTCTCAGCATAATAACAAGGAGGCGAGAATATTAACGCACGCTGCCAATGTTACGCAATCTATTGTCATGCCGTTCGGGTGGGAGTCTAAATTTCCACGTTTCTACGAAGATGTTACAGGCTATCTGAGGGACTTTAAAGCGAACGCACACGATGACGCACCGGACACCTTAACAGGAATTGTAGAGAAAGAGGTTATGCCCGCAATTGAACCGAAACGGAGGGGTATCAAGCGTATAAACTAATAGAAAGCAAATTGTATCTATGTTTCAAAAGAATATAGGTACATTTGCATTGTTAATTAATTGTTTAACTAAAAACTAAGAAAATATGTTGTATTGTGATTGTCCGCTTGGTTCGGCTTTGCCGGATATTCCGGCTGTAACATGTCCGGAGAACTTCGGTCAAATTCAGAAAGTAGTGTTTCAACGTCTTATGGGAAAAACGGCTGAGAACTCAATAACTATTACAACCGCAAAAACGTTGGGTACTTGGATTGCTTTACTCGCTGCAAAAGACGCTACTAAAATGGTAGTTTCACCGTACATTGCTGAGCCGACTGTTGAAGCGGGAGAGGCTTTGACGTACGGAGGTGGGAACGCAACACCCGGTGGAGTGGTTGAAATTTTGGGGTCTAATAGTACTCCGTTTACTGGTAAGTTCTTGAAAACTCCACAGGCAGTTATCAAGGTTTTGAAGCAATTTATGTGCGAAGTTACCGGAGGACTGGGAGTGTATTTGATTAACGGTAACGGTCAAATTGCAGCTATCAAAGACGGTGAGAACTACAAACCAATTCCCGTTGAATCGCTGTTTGTAGGTGATCGCACTATCGGAGGTTTGGAAGCACCGGACACTAATGTGATTTCATGGAGTTTCAAGCCTAATTGGTCGGATAACTTGGAAATTTTCAAACCGGACTTTAACCCTCTGACACAGTTAATACCGGCTTCGCCAGCAGCCTAATGAATGCTAAAAAAACAATGGTTTCCCTCACTTGTAAAGAGTTGGGGGAAACTCGTTTATTTGAAGTTGAACATGCCGAACGTCTTTTATCAATGTTTCCCAAAGGAGGGTGGGAAATGACAGAGGGCGAAGGCTATTATTTAAAAGAGGATGGGAAAATCAGTCGAAGAAATACGGGAGATATTCAGAAAACCGATCAATCGGAAGTGGATACAGAAAGCGAGGGAACAGGAGGAACGAATAGCATTCCACGCAAGGGTAAAGGTTGACGATGTACGCACAAAACCTGCTTTAGATTTCCTTAACCGGGTAAAGATGTGGATCGCACCGGACAAATACGAGATATTTAACTCTATGTTCCACTTTCCAGTAAAGACAAACGAGGTTACGAGCGAAATATTCGATAAATTGAGTCGAGTGTTTGACGGTCGGAATCCTGCATTTAACTATCAGTTCACAGACTCCGAAGATCGTGACGATTGGGAGTATTATAGGCAGGAAGTACTGAAAGAACCACATGTTTGGGCTACTGATGGTTGGGATAATTTCAAGGATAGAATTAACTCCGTTCTTGTGATTGATTTGCCGGAGGTGCAGCAGGGTGATAAGCCAGAACCTTACTTTTATTTCATTGATATTGCCTCAGTAGTTAGCTACGAAACTACCAAAGAGGATAACAATGTCATGGCGTGGATAATGTTCAAGACGAATGATGAAAAGCTGATTCAGATTGATGATGTTTTTTACAGACGTTTTAAAATCGAAAAGAACAATTCACTCACGTTGGAGGTTGAAAGTGAGCACGATTTAGGTTATTGTCCTTCGCGTTTCTTTTGGTCTGACTCTATATCATTGCAAGAACCGGATATAAAGAAAAGCCCGCTTACCAAAGTACTTGATTCGCTTGATTGGTATCTGTATCAATCGACTGCAAAGAAACATCTTGATTTGTACGGTGCTTATCCGATCTATTCCGGATATGAACAAGATTGCGATTATATTGCAAACGGAGGCAAAGAGAGGTGTAACGGACACGGTTTCTTAATCGGTGATAAGGGTGAATATATTGCAGACATGGACGGTCAACCGATGAAATGTCCTGTATGTTCTTCAAAACGCCTCAGCGGTGCGGGATCATATGTAGAGATACCAGTACCAAGCGAGCAGCAACCGGACTTGTCGGACCCTATCAAAATGCTAACAGCAGATGTGTCTGCTTTGCAATACAATGTATCTGAGGAAGAACGTTTAAAGAAGAACATTATTACCTCTGTGACAGGTGTAGGCGGCGAAGTGCAGAAAGAAACAGCTGTAAACGAGAAACAAGTACAGGCTTCATTTGAGAGTCAAACGACAATTCTAAACCGAATTAAACGAGGCTTTGAGGAAGCACAATGCTTTGTAGACGCAACTGTTTGCCGACTGAGATACGGTGATACTTTCGTTTCATGTTCAATTAATTACGGGACTGAGTTCTATATCTATACACCGGAACAACTTGCAGAGAGATACAAAGTACTCAAAGAGTCGGGAGCGAGCGAAAGCGAGTTAGACGCTATGCGTACACAGATAATCGAAACAGAGTATAGGCATGACCCAACACAAATGCAAAGGTTATTAATCTTGAAAGAGATTGAGCCTTATTCTCACTTAACGAGGGAAGAAGCAATTAATTTGTATAAAGAAAACGTTATAAGTGAAGAAGATTTGCGGATAAAACTAAACTTGCCTACATTTGTGCGTAGATTTGAGAGAGAGAATATGAATATTATAGAGTTTGGCTCTAATATTGATTACTCTAATAAGATAAACAAAATTTTAGAAACATTAAAACGTTATGCAAATGAACAGACCATTGTACCCGGAACACCCGCTTGACAAGGTGACAGCAGACAATTATCTGTGTCCGGAGAATGAAAAAGGTCACTATCACGTGATTCAAGAAAGGTTACAGTTTGACCCAAACACTGGTGCGAGAGTATTTTCACCAGTATTGCAGAAATACAGACCTTTAACTTTTGAAATGACGGTTTACCCGTATTTGAGTCGTGGAGGTTACGACATCAGAATTGTGCACGATCCTCGAAAGTATGCAAAAGATATGCAGGAGTATTCAGAGCAGGTTAAAAAAGCAAAGCAAGAACAGGCTTTAGAGGAACTTAGAGAACAGATCAGAGAGGAAGAGAGAAAGAAGGTTATTGCTGAGTTGAAAAAGGAAGAAAAGAAAGGAGGTAAGTAATGTTAACGGTAGATATTCTAAAACAAAATAAAGCCCTATCGGAGCTAACAGATGAACAGTTAAATGCTATTGCTACTCTTTCTCAGAATGACGAGGTACAGGTTGTTCAGACGAAAGTCAAAGAGGAACGTGCAAAAGCGACTTTATCCCTGAGTCAAGCATTCGGCATTGACGATGTTACAGACCTTACATTTGAAAAGGCTGTCGAGTTCGGAAAGAACAAACTTTCGTCTGTTGATTCTGCTAAGTTTGAAAAAACTATTGCAGACCTTAAAACAGAACTTGAAGCCGAAAAAGCAAAGAAGGCAGGTGATAAGGATAACGAGAAAATAGCCGCTTTGCAGGCTGAGTTAAACGATACTAAGACAAAGTATTCGGAACTGACAAATCAGCTTACAGAGAAGGAAAAAGAGTTTTCAAGTAAACTTACTGATTACAAAATCACTTCCCATATTACACAGGCTTTGGGAGGTATGAAATTTGGAAAGGGAGTTAACGAAGCCATGTTGAATATTATAAAACAGCAAGCAGTTAACGATCTGAAAACTGAGTTTACTCCTACTATTGTAGAGAAAGACGGTAAGGAAAGTATCGTATTTATGAAAGACGGTGTACCTTACAACAATCCGGCAAACGGTCTAAATCCTTACTCTGTATCTGAACTGCTGACTGAGAAACTGAAACCTTTTGGTGTTCTTGACGAAGGAAGAAACATGGGAGGTGCAGGAGGCAAAGGAGGCGGAGAAGGAACGCCATCAGCAATTGACTTGACAGGCTGCAAAACGAAGGTAGAGGCGCAAGAAGTAGCGCATAAATACCTTGCCGGAAAAGGTCTGACGGTAGGTTCGGAAGAGTATCAAACAGAACTTAACACCATTTGGCAAGAAAACGATATTCAGAACTTGCCTTTACAGTAAAACAAAAGGGGGAGCAATCCCCCACATTATAAACTTTAAAAACAGATTATTATGAGCTTAATTGCGACACGCACTCAAGAAATGCGGTTAAGAAATCCGCAGGTAGACAAAAACATGAGCCGCCTAACTGAATGGGGTGCGCTTGACTTTTTCCTTTCTCAGACGAATGCTCCGGATTCGATGTTGACGGATGAAACTAAAAGACGTGCTTTCTCGTCTATGGGTACAGACATCAAAATTCCGGTTATTGATTATGACGGTACTGTTACAGTTGCAAACGAACGCACATGCGTAATTGAGGACGCTGAGAATACCTCTAAACTGATGGCGGTTGTATGGAAAACATACGCTTTCGGTTTTACGATGGTGCCGACTATGTTTAACAACAACGAAATCGACTATCAGAAAGATTTTGAAAAGAAAATGCTTAAATTTTCTCGTAAATTCTTAGACCAAGTTGATAAGGACGCTATCGCAGCACTGGAAGCGGCTAAAACGCAGAAATTCGGTAATTTGCTTTACTACACTAAGACAGCGAATGACGTACAGGTGAATTACATGCAGCGTAACGATATTTTAGGTGACTTGCACCCGATGTTCCGCTCTATGGACTATTCCGGTCAACTTCATATCGTAGGTGATACAGGTGTAGATGCTATTGTTCGGAAGTTGGAACAACACGGAATCTACAACGATGTTAACAAGCAGCTGGAATATGCAAATAAGATTTTCCACTTTACAAATAACATGGTTTTGGAAAGTGGAAACTTTGCTCAGTTCTACGCAATTGAAAGTGGTAATGTTGGTATGTTGACCCGTGTTGACCGTGAGGCCCTCAGACGAGCAACCTCTAAAGTAGGGCATGAATGGGACGTTATCAACTTCCCGTTTGCAGGTTTCCAAGTTGGTACACATTACTACGAGTCAGTAGGCGATCAATCAGCCATCGCAGGTGCGGCAACTGCTGATATGAAATGTAACATCAAAGAGCACTACGGTTTCTCCGTTGATATTGCTTTCGTGGTAGCTTACAACTCAGACCCGACTACTATTTCTAACCCGATTATGAAGGTTGAAATTAAGAAGGACGGTTCACAGTTTGGCGGTACACCTGTTTACATCACGAATGCCGAACAGATCGGAGGCGGGTCTGCTGCCAGTGAAATGTCTGTTAATATTGCTAAAATTGGAGGAAATCCAGTTGCAGAATCAGCTTTAAAGGTAGATTTGTACAAGGTTAAGGGTGCGGCAGTTTCATCTACTGGTGGTGTAGTTGATGTAAAGGTTAACTCTCAAGCATCAAATCTTAATGTAGAGGTTAAAAACGCAGATAGCGCACCAGTTCCAACGAAAACAGTTGGGGGATAGTAGTTATATGGTAAATTAAAGTTTAATTAAAAGGGAGGGGAAGCAAAATCCCTTCCCTTTTTTAATTTGAAGCACATGTATAGAATCAAAGACATAAAAGACAGCTTGAAAAGCGTAGTAGGTTGGAGGCAATCATACGATTTAGACAATCAGATAGACACCGAACTAACAACGTCTGAAAGCGGTATTTCCTATCAAGACGTTCACCCTCTTGTGACGCTTGAAAATATATCATCTATAATGCCGTTAGACTACTATAAGAAGTATCCGGAATACAGCGATACAGAGACTTATGCGGTCGGTGACAAGGTGAGGTTTAATAGTGATCCTCTATTGTCAAAGCCTTCGGTATGGATAGCCACAAACGGAACAACCGGAGAGCAGCCATCAGAGGGAGGTCAAAACTGGAAGAGATATAACCCTTTGTCCGATTACCTTGGAGAGTTAAACGAAAAGGCAATAACGGCTACTATCACTAAGTTTATCACAGAAAAGACGATAGCGGGGGAAACAAAGACGTTGTTAGAGCGTAGGCCACTGTTTGACGGTTCGGGCTACTACACTAACCAAATTGACCAAACAAAGAGCATGGTAGGATATGAAATATTGCCAGTTCGGGCGATGGGTGTTACTACGAAGATCGACAGAATAGGTTTGCAGTTTACGAAGCCAGTGAAGGTTAAAATGTACCTTTTCCATAGTTCACAACCTCAGCCTATACACACATTCGATTTGAATTATACAGGGAATGGGTCGTATCAGTGGTTTGATACACCGGACGTATTTTTGCCGTATCTCTCTGAGGCGACATCACCGGGCGGTACATGGTATCTGTGTTACGATCAAGAACAATTACCGTATGATGTCTTTGCAATCAACATGGCAAAAGACTTTAGCGCAGAGCCATGCGGAACTTGCAACGTTGGCAGCGTACAGGCATGGAGAGAGTTAACAAAGTATATTCAAATATCACCGTTCCGGAACGACACAAAGCAGGGAGATAACCTGTTTGACATTCAATCAAACGTCTATACACCTGCAACATGTTACGGTATTAACGTTCAGTTTACGGTAGCCTGTGACATAACGGACTTCATTATAAGCGAAAGACTTGTATTTGCGAATGCTATTTCTTTGCAGATGGCTGCTTATATCCTCAGAGAACTTGCTTTGAATCCGAACGTCCGGCAGAATGCTAATCAATTGAACATTGATAGAGAATCAATCTTATACGAGGTTGACGGTGTATCACAGGGCCGTGCGCAGGGTATAGGACATCAGTTGAATCAAGTAATGAAGGCATTGAGCGTTGATACAAAAGGTATGGATAGAATATGCTTGACTTGCCGGAACGGTGGTATCAGATTTAAATCGACATGATAACAAACTTATTAGATAGAGTTAAGAAAGTGAAAGAAGCTTTAGACTCCGGACGGATAGCGAAAGAAATTGTACGGGATAACGATAACATTCTTATCGACATGAACGCACAAGATCAGCTATTCGCCAAAGGGGTAAATAGGTTGGGAGTCCGGATAGACGAATATAGACCGTACAGTCCTTTCACTATTAAGGTTAAGATAGAGAAACGGCAACCGTATGACCGGGTGACTCTAAAGGACACAGGGGAGTTTTACGACTCTTTTTACGTTGAAACGGCTGAGGACAGATTCTATATTAAAGCCTCAGACGAAAAAACGGACTGGTTAATCAAGAAATACGGTGCTGAGATATTTGGATTAACTAATGAATCGCTTGCCGAATTTATTAACGATTATGTGAAAGATGAAGCGGCAAAAAAAGTAAAGGAGATACTAAATGAAAGATAGAGCTATTTTAAAGCCGAATGCGGTACTTTTCGATGAAGTGATAGGAAACGTTCAAGTTAGCCTAACGAAGTCGCTGCAATGGCTAAATTATGCGTTTGGAGGCGCATATAAGTTGGTGGAGCGAACGGAGAAAGGAAAGTTCATCACTCCGTCCGTTTATTACAAGGATAAAGACTATTTGAGGTTAGAGCCGAATGACAAATACGGTAACACCTGCTTTTTCTATATCCACGACTCGCAAGATTACGAGGATAACGGAGCGTTCGGTTTCGGTGATCTGAAAGGTGAGGTGAGTATTATATTCTGGTTTGACACCCGGACAATTCCAGGTGCAGAGGGGTACAACGTTGAGTTCGTCAAACAACGCATATTGCGAGCGTTAACGCATGAACTTGAAATACCGTACGGAGGCTTGGGAGTTAAGCGGATATTCAACGACGCGAAGAATGTATATGACGGTTTCAGTATTGAGAAAACCGACAATCAATTCTACGTATATCCTTATGCTTGTTTAAGGTTTGTATGTGACATGGTAGCACCGGAGGCGTGTTATCCATAATACGATAAGGGGAATATATATATATGTATATATCCCCTTTTGTGTTAAATAAGTGTTAAAGATTAAAGTTTTGCTTTGTGTTTCAAAAGTTATGCTTATATTTGCAATGTCAAACAACGAAAGACCCCACAATCTAACCAAGACGCAAAAAGATTGTTGAAAGATTAAGTTCGTAAGAGTAGAAAATAAGCAACGGTATCTACAAAGGGTCAAATGAAGGTTCGGTATCCGATTAAATGAAGCTATAAAGCCCAAATCTTTCGATGAATGACAAAGTAGTAACAATTAAAAAAACAACAATTATGAAAAAAGATTTATTTATTCAGAGAACGGTTGAAAAATTTATTATGATTGAATTTGTTAAGGGTAATATGGATACTAAAGAACAGGTTTATAGTATGATAGAGGTAGTTCAAAGAAAATTAGACTTTTCATATAACGAAGCATGTGACTTTATAAAGAACGCTATCGGTATAAACGCTTAAATTAGAATATTAACAAGTGGGGGTAATACCCCACATTTAAAATAAAAATAAAATGAACGAATTAATTTCTATTAGAGAAAACAAAGGGAAACAAGTTGTTTCAGCACGTGAATTATACTTATCGCTTGGTTACGATAGTAGTAACTATTCAAGGTGGGTAAAGTCTAATATAATTGAAAACCCTTATTCTATTGAAGGTGAAGATTGGACTCCACTCGTCACAAATGACGAGCCTATTAATCAGAACGTTAACCCAACAAAAGATTATGCGATAACAATAGTTATGGCTAAAAAAATAGCAATGATGTCTAAAACCGAGATAGGAAATAAAATTAGGGACTATTTTATCGAATGCGAAAAGAAGTCACAGATATATATACCTCAAACTTATTCAGAGGCTCTAATGTTAGCAGCAAAACAAGCGGAGGAAATAGAGAATCAGCAAAAGCAGATTACAAGCATGAAGCCCAAAGCCGAATACTTTGATGAAATAGTGGACCGGAACGGACTAACCAATTTCAGAGATACGGCAAAGTTGTTCGGGGTGTCTGAAAAAGCACTTATCTTTTTTCTGATTGATAAGAAGTACATATACCGAGACCAGAAAGGAAAGTTAAAGCCAGTCGCCAAGTATGTTGGAAACTATTTGGAGTTGAAAGAATGGGCGAAAGGTGAAAATGCAGGGACTCAAACACTGGTAACTGCAAAAGGTAGAGATCACTTTTTAAAATTAATTAATAACGTAAAATTGTAAGAACATGGAAAAGAAAGTAAGTAGCACAGGAATGTATGAAACAACGTATTCGGGTGGTGTATTCGTAGGTAAATTATCCATGCCTACAAAGACAGGTTTGACAGACCAAACGAAAGTAGCCCTTTTAGAGTATCTGACAGAGAGTGACGATTTTCACAAACTGGTATGCGATATAACCGGAGTTGAAAGAAAACAAGCTAAAGTAGACCCGGAACTTAAAAAGTTGAAAGAGGACTATTCGCATATGTGCGAAAGTTACGAGCATGAAAAACAGCAAAGAAATGATTTGCTTCGCAAATGGAGGGAGGAAACGGTAAAGAGAATGAAGATGCAAACTACTTTAGAAGAGTCTTTCTCACATCACAACAATATAATGAATAGGATCAAAGATTTGTTGAAAGAGGTTGATATGCCATCCGTAAGACACACAATTGAGGCATTAAAGTCTGAGAGGGCAAACGGAAAGTTATTTACTGAAGAATGCGAGCTATTAAAAGAGGAAAATGATATGCTCTCAAAACGTTTTAGCGATCTTGAAAAGAGCTATTTTTGTATACACAAGGAAGCGAACGAGATAAAAAATAGTAGAAAAAACCTATCAGCAAATTATGATAGACTTATTGAAGATTATAACTGCTTAATCACACGTTATAATAATCAAAAGAAGTATATTGCAAAATATATAGAGGAAAACAAACGACTAATCGACCAAGTAGAAAAGCTAAAAGGAAGGTTAAACAGAGCAGCAAAGAATTACGGTGAGTTGATTAAGACAATAAGCGATAAAGCAATGAAATCAATTTAATATAAACAGTCCGGTATAAAAGCCGGACTTATGGAGAACAATATACGTTTAGGAGGGCTAGAGATGGGGAAATTTAAAAGCGTAGAACTGTATGATACCTTCACAATAGATCACCCAGTGACAGGGGAAACGATCAGAGTGCAAGCAATGGAAGGCAACAATGTAATATCATGCAGGGAATGCCTATTCCGACAAAAGGAGTTTAAAAAGGTATGCCAGTCTATGCGATGCGTCGACATGGCTACGGGAAAGTGTCAAACCTATAAACAAGTAAAGTTATGAAAAGATTAGATTTATCATGTCTACCGTTAAATTTAGAGGTAGGCGAAAAGTTTGAGTTGATAGATAACGACGGCAAGTACCATTTATTGCAGTGCGTCAAAGCGAAATGCAAAAATTTATGTGCCGGGTGCTTTTTTGCCAAAATAAAAATACCGTTTAACTGTGATCAAGTTAAATGTTCTGTATTGGAAAGAAAGGACGATGTAATATACGTAGAACTTCCAGTAAAGAACGAGTTCGAGGAATTAACTTAAACAAATGGTTACTTTTGGTAAGTATAGTACTTACTTTTAGTAACTATTAAAGCGAAAGTTTGAAAATTAAAGTTTTAATATAATAGTGTTGACTTATGAAAGAAGAAGTTATTTTAATGCTCTCAGAGCTACGTTCTCAAATCAATGACACAATTATGCGTGTTGAGAAAGAAAGTGCAGCAAATGGCAAGGAAATAGTGTCTATGTTGATGTCTTGTGACTTTATTAATGTGTACGACTTGTTGGAAGGAGAAATAAGTGCATTTTTAGAGTACATTGAAAGTTGTGGTTTCATCAGAACGGAAATGCAAAACATTAATGTTAATGGCGAACGTTCTTGTATTCGGTGTGAAAGGGTGTCTATCCACGAATGGGTGAGGTTTGTGCCGGGTAAGGGGTGTTTATGTCACCCTGCATTGATTGCTTTGTATAAGAACTACGTTAAAAACTGCTAATTATAAACAAGTAAGGAATAGGAGGTTAACGCCTCCTTTTCTTGTTTATACACATTTGCTTTTTATCCCGCCTCGGAGAGGTTTGAACTAACCTTTTAATTATCAATCTGTTTTGTTTTTCGCTATTTATTCATATATTTGTACAAAACTAATATATTATAATATGGAAAAGGTAAATTTACTATTAAATTGTGCGCTTCTTGTGGCGTTTATGGCGGCTTTTGTCGTTGGTTTATTGCGAAAGTGGGGAGTAATCGAAAGATTACAGGTGTTCGGTGATATGTGGGTGAAAAAGATATTCCCTGCATATAGTCGTAGCTTCATGTATCAGTTGGCAGGCTGTAACTTCTGCCTGTCGTTTTGGGTGTCGTTTGTTGTGTCGATGGGACTCGCTGTGTCATTAGGTGAGCCGTTGTTCCTTTATGCACCGTTATTCGCTGCACCAGTTTGTAGAATCTTAATTTAATCGGTTATGAAGATAAAAAAGTATGTAAGTGTGTTGCCTCCGTTTGATATTGTGGAGGCTGTGCAGTTTAACGGTGATATGTACGAACTTGCCGTTTTACTTCCGGACGTTGAGTTATTGTCGGGCACAGATGGAATAGCGACTGTCCGACTGAACGACTGCACGATGAAGGTGTATGCAGGTGATTACATTGCTATGGGTAAGAATGAAACATTTGCTATTGACTCTGAGATGTTCTCTATCCTATACGAGAAAGGAGGCGGAGAATGAAAGTAGGACGGCATGAAGTTGAGTTGTACGAAGGCATAGACTCGCTGCCTATTGCGAGGTATCAAAAGTTCAATCGCCTAATGTTGGTTGATTCCGGTGTCGGCTCTACTATTGAGGAACTGGATACCCACCTGCAAAGAGCGATTCTGTATTGCCGATCTAATCCGGAACACACGTACACTGAACTGCTAAACCTCAGGCAGTCGTTTCACATGGCTACGAACGGTATTCATCCCGGCATGATTGCCTTTGGTGCGTTCGTTAAGTCATTGGACGGGAAAGAGTACCCCGTACATATCACGGACGAGCAATTGCAGGAAATACACACCATTCTATCAGATGTAACCGTTTCGGAGCTGTCAGAGGCAAACGAGGCGGTTAAAAAAAAAATAGAGGGTGAGATGTCGATGTACTTCCCATCAATGGGTGACAGCCCTCAGATTAAAGAGTACTACGATCTGAAATTGCAACTGCTAAAAGCAATGTTAGACCAAACAGCGGACGGGATAGACCGGAAAGATGAAATACAGTCGTTGACCGATCAGTTAACCGTGTTCTATCCGCCTCGCTGCTTTCAAGGTGAGAAATCGGTAGAGATACAGTCAGATAAGGAGTTTACGGAGATGTGTTTACTTATCACGAAGGAAATGCACATAAATGCAAAGGACATGACAGTATTTGATTTCTACTCAGCATTCGAGATGATTAAAAGACAAAGTAAAAAAGCTAAAAAGTAAATTATATGGCAAACGATGTTAAAGGAATAAAATATAGCGATCTGATACAGCCGGATAACAGCATATCGGAGGCGGTTAAGCAGTTAGAGCAACTGCAAAAGCTGTATGAAACAATGTTAAAGCGTATCGAAGAAGGTGCGAAAGGACTGCAAAAGCCTCTAAGCGAGGGAGGCGGAGCGACTGAAGAAGGACGCAAAAAGATTGACGCCTATGAAAAGCAGGTGCGATCACTTGCAAGGGCGGAAGTAGATTTAAAGTTGGCTATGACGGACACCTCTAAGGAGATAGCCGTATTAAAGCAGCAACAGACGGACCAAACACGCCTCAACAAGTTAGTAGCTAAACTCAATAACTCAATGGCGGGTAGCTACAATGCCCTGTCCGCACAATACGAGCTGAACAAGATTAAGATGAACAATCTTTCGCAGTCGTATTTGGAGAATACTGAAGCCGGAAAGAGACTTGTCAAACAAACAGCTGAGATATACGCAGCGATGGATAAGTACCAAAAGAGCACCGGAAAACACACTCTCAGCGTAGGTAATTACAAGCAAGCGTTTGACGGTTTAGGTTTCTCAGTGTCACAGGTTGCGAGAGAGTTGCCGTCTTTGGCTATCAGTGCTAATACCTTCTTTCTTGCTATCTCAAATAACATCCCGATGGTTATAGACGAGATACAGAAGTTGAAGGCGGCAAATGAGGCGGCAGCGAAAGCGGGGGAAGCACAGGTAAGTATAACCGGGAAACTTATTAAGTCGATGTTTTCGTTTAACACAGTTATGGTACTTGTGCTTACTGCCTTTTCGATTTGGGGTAAGGATATAACCAACTGGATAGGCAGCCTATTCACCGGAAAGAAGCGGGTAGATAACTTAACTGGTAGCCTTAAACATATGGCTGATGCTATGCAAAACGCGCGATTAGAAACGGCAAAGGAAACGGTTAAATTGAACGTTCTGTATAAGACTGCCACCAACAATGCTAAATCTACAACCGAACGTACGAAAGCAGTTAAGGCATTGAAAAGAGAGTACCCAGAGTATTTCAAGAACCTCAGCGATGAAGAAATCAAGTTGGGTAAAGCGTCTAAAGCATACAGAGAGGCAACTAAGGCTATTACAGAGAATGCAAAAGCACGTGCCGCACTGGATAAGATTACAGAGTTGCAAAAAGAGTTTATAGATACAGATCAAAAGAGGATCGGTCTATTGACGAAGCAAGTACAGGCGCAGGGCGAACTCGCAAAAGCAGAGCAATACACCGCAAAGGTATCGTCTACTATAACAGCAACGTCTACACAGGCAGCGAGTCAATATTATGCAGCGACAGCGAGCAATGTTAATAAACTCAAAGACAATATTAAGGAGTACGGAGAAGAAGCGGAGAGACTTGCTAAGCGGCAGACGGTTTTAACTAAGTCAATGGAAAATCTTACTAAACTCGTTAGCGTTGATTCGGTGACCGGAAAGGATACTACTAAGGATAGCAAGAAAAAGGAGTTCGATCTACTAAAAGCCTACGAGGAAAGCAGAGTAGCTCTGATTACAGACGCCCGAAAGAAAGAAGAAGCTGAGATAAGAGAGGCAGCGAGGGCGGAACTTGCTAAGTTGGAGAAGGACACAACGGAAAAGCAAAGAGCTACGAAACAATATGCTGATACCGTTTATAACATAGAGGCAAAACTGCGTAGGGACTTGGAAAGGCTGCGTGAAAGATGGGATTTAGAGGATTTGCAGAAAGCGCATGACTTTATGAACGAACGTCTGAGGGCTGTGCGTGCCGGAACTGGGGAAGAACTGTTATTGCAAACGTACCTTCTTGAAAACGAGCGTAAACAGGACAAACTAAGGATTAAGCAATCAACGGACACTGAGGCGGTAAAGAACGAACGTCTTTTGATATTGCAGCGTGCATATCAATTAGCGTCTATCAAGCTACGGGAGGACTTTACTAAGAGCCAAAACGAGCGTATAATATCCCGTTCTGTATTCCGGTTACAGCAGGAACAACAAGCGAGCGAAGCCGCATTTAACATTGTTCAGCGATCTGCCAAAGAGCAGGAAGTTTTCCGGTTGAAGGCAGAGCGGCAGAAATGGGAACAGATATTAGAGTTAACACGATTGTACGGGTCTAAGATTACAGGCTACGAGATTAAGACGGTTGAGGACACTATCGCAGGGATAGACAATACCATCAAGCAAAAGGCTTCCGGTTGGGACTCTGAACAGGGTGTATTTGGTAACCTGTTTGATTTGATGTTTGGCGGTGCGTTCGGTGACAAGGGCGGGAAGTCCGGCAAAGAGCGTGCAGAGGAATTTAAGCAGTCCATTGCGGACGCTTCGGAGTATGCAATAGAGAACCTTAAGAGCGTAGCACAAGCAAGGGTAGAGGCGGCTGAAAAGGCTGTGCAAGCTGCCGAAAAGGAGGTGTCAGCCCGCCAAAAGGTACTGGACGCTGAGATACAAGCGAGAGCGAACGGATACGCTAATAACGTTGCAACGGCACAAAAAGAACTGGACTTTGCCCGCAAGCAGCAAGAAAAGGCACTGAGGGATAAGAAGAAGGCACAAAAGGCACAGGAACGCATAGACACTCTGATGCAAGCAAGTTCTTTGGTGACCGCAACGGCAAACTTGTGGAAAGACTTGGGATTAGCAGCTATCCCGGCAATAGCATTGATGTGGGGATCGTTTGCATTCGCCAAGATTAAAGCCTCTCAGTTATCTAAAGCCTCAGATCAGACAGAGGAATACGGTAACGGTACGGTCGAAATGATTGACTACGGAGGCTCACATGCTTCGGGTAACGATGTGGATTTAGGTACAACGAAGGACGGCAAGCGCAGACGAGTAGAAAAGGGTGAATATTTTGCAGTAATTAACAAACGTTCTTCCCAACGTTATAGACGGTTAGTCCCGGACTTGATTAATTCACTGAATAAAGGTACTTTTGAACAGAAATACCTAAACGCCTATTCCGGAACTGATGAAGTCACGAATATCATGCAGGGCGGCAACGTAGATTTGTCTAATGTAGAACGTGATTTGAAGTCCATCAAGGAGAGTGCCGGACACAAGTTTATAACTGGTGCGGACGGTACGATAATTGAGGTGAAAGGAAATGTTAAACGTATAATTAAAACTAAATGAAAACAGTAATTAATGGTGTAATTAGTTTGGTGTGTGGCTTTATTGCCGCATACCTTAACGGGATTTATAAGTATGATAGTTTTAGCTATTGGGAACTGTTAACACCTAAACAGTTTGCTATCAATACTTGTGAGAATATTGCAATAGTAGCGTTTACTTTTGTTGTTATTGAGTTGATTATATCAGTATATAAATTGTACAGGGCATGAATGTAAAGGATTTGAGGTTTAAGATCGGGGGTGTAATTGTGCACCCCCTTTACACTGAGCTAAAACGAAAGTTCGGCAAAGAGAACGAGCAGGAATTTTTCAGAGAAACAATCGAAGGCAGTTTGACGTTTATCGGTGCTGATTACCTTTTAGTGAAGAATAAGAGCATTGAGGATATTATCTACATGACTATCGAACAAAAGGACAAAGGACAGCCGGAGGCGCAATATACTGTAATCTATGAAGCGTATTTCAGCAAGACTGATTGCGAGATAGATAACGACAATCGGAGTTGCAAGGTCAAACTATCACCGAAGGACGCATATTCCGGCATAATGAAGAACATCGAGAATAAGTATGATCTAATCAGACTTTCACCTGCATTAACTCAGATCGGAGTGTATAAGCGTCCGCTTGTGCAGGTCTATATTGCGGGCGCTGGAACAATATCTAACTACCTTGCAGGTACTCAGTATGAAACGGATGTGTATAACGTGGTTACGGATAGTAACGAGTTGACTAACAAACATCACTTTGCTTTCTTTGCTGCATGTAATGAAGTAGAAGTTAAGGCAGTCCCATATCAATCTTTTAACGGCAAGTACTACGGAAAGAACGGTATATACACTAAGTTGGATGGGAACTACTCAATTAAATGGAGTTATAGCGAGGGTCTTAATATCGGTTATCTATCACTTGAAAATAGGGACGGTGTAATACTGTACAGATCGCAAAAAATCACATGGAAGGATAAGAGCTATTTCTACATAGATGTTTCTGAAATTACGTTTGAGAGGGTAGTAGACGAGCCTACATTCCCTCAGTCCTTCGGAGGAAACTCGGTATTGCTTCAAAAGGTATTTCAACGGTTGCTGTTAGACCTTCCGGAGTTTGACGGTAAACCAACAGGGAGGTTATCGTCCGAAGATGTTTATCCGACTAATAGTAATTACCTGTATGCCGCACCGCTTGTGGGAAACCATTTCTATACGTCTACAAAGGTGCAGGAAGTCCCCACCGAATATGGCGTAAACGATGAAGGAAAGTACTTTGTTGATAACTTTCTCCCTGCCGTTGTTGGAGCGGGTAAACTGTATCCGGTGTGTCGGTCAAGGTGGGGGAATATGTCTATATGGTTCGAGTACGATCTATCCTATAACGCCCTTGAACAACGTGCGAGAAAAAAGTATGTGTTAAGACACTCTTTTTCGATAAGTGACGCAATAAAGACGCTACTCACACAGGTAGACCCAACGCTGCACCACGAAGCCACGGAGGAATATTCACGCTTCTTATACGGTACGTCTAATCCGTTGACTGGCGCACCTTTCAGAGTGTTTATTACTCCAAAGAGTAACATTCTAAAGGGTGAATACGATCAGCCCGCTAAGAAGGCAGAAACGACACTCAGCGACATATTTAAAATGCTACGTGATACTATGAAACTCTATTGGTTTATAGACGGTGATAAACTGAGGATAGAGCACATATCATACTTCATGTCGGGAGGCTCTTATGCGGGTACTGGTACGGTTGGCATAGACTTGACTAAGCTAAGGTATGCAAAGAGCGGACAGCTATTCACATTTAAGACTAACACGCTTAAGTATGATAAAACAGACCTGCCGTCACGCTTTGAGTTTTCATGGATGGACGATACTACAAATACCTTTGCCGGATTCCCCATTGACGTTAAATCAAACTATGTGCAGGAGGGGAAGAAAGAGGATATTCGAGTAGCTAACTTTTCGTCTGATGTTGACTATATGCTGCTATCACCGGGCGACTTTTCCTCAGATGGTTTTGCGTTGCTTGGTGCGGTTCAAAAGTCCGGCAAATGGGAACTGCCGTTTGTTACGGTGCCGTTGACGGATAAGTCGGGTAACAACTACACCGTTACGCCTCAAAACGGTTACATGTCATTCCTACACCTTGTGAAGTACTACATGTACGATATGCCAGCCGCTAACATATCGCACGAAGGAGATAAGACGGTTACCGTCCAACGGCTGAGGCGAAGCATGACACAGGATTTATCTTTCACCTACGACACAACGCCCGATCCTGTTAAGCTAATGACTACCGATGTCGGAAACGGGAAGCCTCTAACCATGACTGAGGACTTGACTACCCGTGAAATAACCGTTTCACTCACATATACCCCCTCTTAATAGGGGGTATTTTTGTATATTTGCCCAATAATCAAATTTTTATAAACATGAATACATTCAACAACTTTAGTCCTTTAGCTTTCAGAGAGAAAAGTCAGAAAGATACGTATAAAAAATGGTACGCCTATGGGAAAGAGTTCGCTTTGCCGTTTAGTACAACCGAATTGCCACCGTTTCAGTTTACAGTTACCAATCTGCCATCATTTAACCCTACTACGGTGGAGGTGTTTCTTGTGAATGAAGCTACCGGAGTGAGATACGGAACGGGTATCAAAATAAAAGTTGATACGATGGACGGACATAACTCAGTTTTATACGTATCACCCGGGAGCAATGTGTATGCTAAATCAATAGAGCCGGGTGTATATCGTGCTGAGTTCGCTATACCCGAAGGCGAAACATACGTATCTACACCCATTTGCGTGACTGATGGCATTGAAACTAATACCAACTTCGTGAAATTGGAGTACTGGAATGACGAAAAGTTAGCTTATCCTAATGGCTTCGTTACCACTGGTACGGATAATGATTTCAAGTTTCAGATGTATATCCCGACTACCTTCTTTAAACCGAAATACGAGTTTGAGGAAGAGATAACAAAGAGAGCAGGCTATAAGTTTCTCGAATTGCAGACTTGCAACAAGGTGTTCGGCTTTAACTTCCTTGCACCGGAATACATTTGCGATGCGCTTCGTTTAGTGCGTCTGTCTGATTATATCCGTTTCACGCATGATGGCGAGTATTACAACGCTCTGAACTTCGAGTACAATCCGGACTGGCAGGATAACGGATACTTGGCTGCTATCGAATGCCAATTTGAAACAGACACAATCATACAAAAACTCCCTTCTTTCAATCGGAGAGATAGAGAGTCTTTTTATAATGCCCTACTGGCGGATATTGAAACTCCAATTCTGTTTAGTCCGGACACAGTAGGGCTGTATTACCGTGAATTTAAACAGGGAGAGCCGACAATCAAAGGTAAGTTAATCCGGGAACTATCACCTATTGACTTGATAGACGAAAATACCACCATTGCCGTAGATATGGGTGCGGGTGAGGCACGAAAATTCAACCTTTACCGCATGTTGGAGGGATACATCTCGAAGAATCACGAAGATGTAACGGAGTTCCTTTTATCCCTTCGTGGAGGCGTGAATATCGGTACACCGAATGCAAGCGGTGAGTATCCTGCAAGCGTAGACAGGGACGGGAACACTAAGTTAAAGGACATACAGGGGAATGATGCAACGTTGAACAAAGTCACAGGAAAAGACGCTACGTTTAAAACTGTGGAAACTGGCTTTTTAACTGTTAACAAGACTTCCGCAACAATTGACGGAATGGGTAATGCAAATGTAACAGATTTAACTGCAAGGGGTGACTCTATGTTGCGCAGTGACGTGTATACAGGGTCGAAAAACGGAAGTCCTACCGGAAAGATTACGAAAGAAGGACAGTTGCAGTATCTTTCAGCCATCATTTACGAGTTCCTTTCGTCCGAAACGTTCGTTCCAGGCTTCTTAGGTGAGGGCTTTAAAATATGGTTGGAGAACGGTAACTGGAATATCGAATGCGATAACCTAACCGTCCGCCAAACTATGAACATCTTTGAGTTACTTATCCAAAAGATACGTAGCGTCAATGGTGCTATTGTCGTATCTCAGTCAAACGGTAAGGTTGCAGCCGTTGAGGATACCGGAACGCAGTACAAAATCACGTTCGGAGAGGAATTTCCCACCTTCCAAGAAGGTGACTTGATACGCTGCCAATCGTGGAGTAAGAACAATCTCAAATTCTACTGGGTAGAGGTAAAGACAGCAGCAGACGGTTATGTTCTTTGCGATAAGTCCGAGTTTAGCAACGTTGTCCCGGCTGTTGGCGATGAAGTTGTGCAAATGGGTAACACGAAGAATGCCGAAAGACAAGCATTGATTTATATCACAGCGCAGGAAAGCGGCAAGCCGTACATTGAGATTCTGAACGGTGTCAAGACAAAGAGTCTGACCGGGACAGACCGCACCCGTCTTGGCGATTTGTCTAACATTGTGGACCCCGATTTCACAGGTGAGGCGGCTGTGAAAGGAACTGGTTTCTACTCTACTAATGCCTTCTTAAAGGGTATCTTTGTGTTGCGCAACGGAAAGCGTGTAGAGGACGAGATTAAGATTGCAAAGGATGTAGCCGATCAAGCGGCACAGGATGCAGCGAATGCGGCACAATCGGCACAGGAAGCCAAAAATAGGCTTAATAAATGGGCTGATGATGGCTTTATTTCACCGACTGAGAAACCTGCATTGATTGACGAAGGGAAGCGCATTCAAGCGGAGTATCTGCAAATAAAGGCGAATGCGGACAAATACGGTGTTCTTGTAACTGAATACACAGAGGCGTATAATAACTATCTGAACGAACTACGTTATCACTCAGCAGTCACACCGGAGGATATTGCCGTACGTCCGGAGTTGGCACAGAGTCAAACGACTTACTACGACAAACGTAACGGAGCGTTGAACGCTATTGCGAACGCTGCAAAGGACTACGTAGATGAAGCTGACAAGAAGCTAAAGGAGTATTTAGATACGGAGATCACAGCGATACCCGGTAAGATTGAACTTTCTGTACGGAGTTTAAAAGTAGCAGATACTAACATTTTAAAAGGTGCTTATACCAAATTAAACGCTTTGGCGTATGCAATAGGTTATTATAGCTATGATGTTCCCGTAATAAATGGTAAAGAATATACGTTAACTGTATGTTATACTTTATCAGAAGCAAACACAGATTTCTCAGCCTACGCAAATGGAGGTACAAATTATCTTTGTAATTTTAATACTAAGGGTGATAAGGTTATTGAAAGTAAAAAGGTTACTATGGTAGGATATAAACCTACTGAGGGACTACATTTCTATCAGTTCCCTCAAGGCACGTACGGTTCAAAAGTACATTGGGCCGTTTTGACTGATGGTAATTTAGGTGTAACCAGTTGGATACCGTCTGCAAGCGAGAAGAATGTAGGACTTAGAAACTTGTGCTCTTTCAAACGTATCACCGATGCGGGATTTACTTATGCGCAAAATTATGAAGATGATGGGAGTTTTTATGTTGTTCCCGGAAAACTCAACGAAGAAACGAATTCAGCGAATAAGGATATGTTTGGATTAACTTATGATCCTCAAAAGCACTATTACATATTTATAGATTCAGCTATTAGATCAGATACTAATTTGGATAAATCGAGTACGTTTTTTATAATTAAATATACCGATGGAACTGAGCAAAGTGTATGTATTGTATATCCTAATAAAATAGATTACAATTATATTATAACGCAAAAGCCTATTTCTAAAATAGTCGGCTCTTATGGTTATGGATATGGTTCAACTCTGAGGATCGGTGTTTATGAAACAAACTTCCCTGTGTCGTGGAGTCCAGCACCCGAAGATCAGTTATATCAATCTGTTAAGTACACAGATACTCAAATTTTGGCAGTTGAAGGTAAGATCGAATTAAAAGTTTCATCTACTACATACGAAGAAGGTTTAAGTAAAACGCAGAGAATTTCAAGATACCTTTCTTTAGGTAGGATGCTTCCCGAATATAGTGATGTTTGTTTTTCTAAGGGTCTAAACGGATTATCACGTTATAATAATGCAGGAACGGAAGGCGTTAGGATACATCGGTCAAGTATAGCAGGAGTTCCTAACAATACCGGATATTCTTGCACAATTAACACCACTCTTTCGAGGGGTGATACTGCCCCAGGTGCAGGAGGTTTTTATTTCAATAATCAAGCAAGATACGGAGCTATGTTCTTGTATAAGTTAGTCGCTGCAATACCTAAAGGCCGAATTTTAGAATTTGCAACCAATGCTATTGGAGACGGTAGTACACGCGAATGGTTAACAAGCCATGTTGGCACAGGCAAATGGGAAGAATATTACTATCTTGTTAAGTGTGGAACTTCCGGAAAATTGGGCGGTAGTGGGTTTTTCTTCATAGCTGATAAGGCTAATGTTGAATGGCACTTGGCTTATGCAACCGTTTACGATGTTTTCGGTGATAACTCTCAGATTAACAAAACAACATACGAGACTAAAATAACTCAGTTGGAGAGTAGTATATCATTAAAAGCCTCTCAGTCCGATTTGAACGCCACAACCGAAAGAGTTCGACAGGCTGAGATTAAACTTGATTCCACAAGTATTAAACTTGGTGTTGTTGAAGGTACTGCCAATGACGCTAAATCTACGGCAAGTTCTGCAAGTAGTGCTGCAAGTTCGGCACAGTCAACCGCAAACGCTGCAAAGAGCGCAGCAGGCGCAGCACAGTCAACCGCAAACGCTGCAAAGAGCGCAGCAGGCGCAGCACAGTCTACTGCAAACGCTGCAAATTCATTGGCAGGCACTGCCAACAATAAAGCGGACGCAACAAATAACGGTTTGGTCGAGACAGGAATAAACATCACATCCCGTAAAATCGTCCTAAAGTCTGATAACGTCCTTTTCCAAAACAACGCCGGACAGCAGACAGCCGCCATCAATGCGAACGGTCGCTTGACTGCCAATGTGATCGAGGCTGGTGAGGTTGTTGCTAATGGTTTTGCTGCACAGCGAATCACTACCGGAAACTTGACTGTGACAGATGGTGCGGTTATTGCCGGAATGACTATTGCAGGAGGTGTTCTTACGGGTAAGAATATTAATATTACAGATGGCGCAAAAGTAGGTAGTTTTACTATCTCGAGCGGTATATTTTCCGCACAAGAAGTTCCAGCAGGTATACAAATGACTCTATCGGGCAATGTCGCTACTTTTGATAGTAGTGGAGTACGTGTAGAAAACAATTCTGGCAGCTATGCGTTGACTACTACGGGCAAAGGAAAAATATTCTTAACAGGGTCCGATTTTTGGGTCCAGTGTAAGGACGTTGATTTTATGGGTGCTCAAACATGGAAAGCCCCAGGTGTTTTTTACGCATGTACGATTTTGGCAAACGGAGCAATTGGTAAAACATGGGGGAACCCTGACTTTCACATAACAAGGGTAATTAGAAACTCAGCAGGGAGATATACTGTTTATACGACTGGCTCGAATGGAGATTACTTTGTTATGATTACAGGGTATAATGTTACTTTATGGCTTAGTACAACCGTAGAACCATACTCGGAGGGGGAGTTTACATACAAAGTATTTGATGTAAATAAAGGCATGACTGACAGCGCAGTTATTATTTATTTTTGTGGTATGGTTCGGTAGTTTAGTGTTTTAATTGACGGTAAGTTGGTTTTATCCTTCTTACCGTTTACCTTTGTAGCAAATAATTTATTCATTCACAATTAAATATCAATTTTTATGGCAACAAAAGAAGCTATTTTTAGTTTGGAGAGTGTTAAGTACTCGAAAGAAACACAGATTTTAGATTATAGTTTTGAGACTGATAACGGACTTTTTAAAGGTCAGATCACAATCGTACAGCAACCCGATCAAGTAAAGCAGATCACACACTGTACGGCTGAGGTATCAGTTAAAGAAATGGTTCAGGTACCGGGAGCGGATAACACGCCTACCATGCAGGAACAATATGTTAAGTTGGGCACTTTGTCGATGTCGCAGGCTCGTTTTGAACTGAATCAATTCCCTGTACACGAAAAGACACCCGCTTTGCTTGGAGATTTTCAGAACTACATTTTTGCACTAACAAAACAATCAGAATAATGTCACAGGAACAAATTAGGCTTCTGATTGTATCCACATGCAGTCCTATTCTTGCATTTTTGACACCAACGTCCGGATTCTTAACGGCACTTATGTCTATGTTTGTCTTTAACATAATTTGCGGTATGCGTGCGGACGGTGTAAGCGTGTCAATTAGAGGAGCTCAAAGATTCACTATCTTTAAATTCGTATCGGCTTTACAGGAGTTTTTGCTGTATATGATGATTATAGTAGTGATATTCTCGGCAGTTACAAAGATGGGAGACAAAGACGCTGCAATCATGTGCGCAAAGACAATCACGTATGTGTTTATGTACGTCTATTTATGCAACGGTTTCCGTAACTTGTGCATGACATACCCGAACAACAAAGGTTTCAAGCTGATCTATCACATTATTAGATTTGAGTTTAAGAGGCTGATGGGTGAACATGCGTCAAAGATAATCGAAGAGCAAGAAGAGAAAGAAAAACAGGTTATTCACAAGGGGGTATAATGCCCCCTTTAAACATTTAGATTATGAAGTATTTTACGATTAAAGAACTTACAAAGTCCTCTACGGCTGAGGCTAAGGGGATAGATAACACCCCAACACAGGAGGTTGAGCGTAATTTAACGGCTTTGGTTGAAAACGTATTAGACCCCTTGAGAGAGATTTACGGTAAACCTATAACGGTCAATTCGGGCTATCGGTGCCCGGAGCTAAACAGGGCTGTCGGAGGCGTATCTAACAGCCACCATGTTAAGGGATATGCTGCTGATATTACAGCGGGTAGTCCGGAAGAAAACGAACGGTTGTTTAATATCATTCGGCACAACTTTAAATTCACTCAGAATTTAGATGAAAAAGGTTTCCGATGGGTGCATGTGTCTTACATCCCATCTGATTTGCGTTGTGAGTCACTTCATTTAAAATAAAACAGTATGAAAGCTAAAATAACAGCCATAGTAGCATTTTCTTTCCTTTGCCTACTAATTGTATACCTTCTTAGGTATAACGCGAAACTGAGGGAAGAAAACGGCATTCTGAACAGGAATGTAAGTGTACTTACTACTCAGAATGTAGCATACCGAACGGAGTCCGGCAAATCAGCAATGAAAGCGGAGGAACTAAACCTCGCCTTGCGTCAATACCGGAACACATTGCAGGGGAAAGACGGCACTATAAAGGACTTGAAACAAAGTATCAAAGACTTAAACAGTCATACAAGCATTCAAACGTCAACGGAGAGCGTGTTTTCCGGCTCTCTACGTGATAGTATTATAATTCGTGATAGTTTGGTTGCTGACACATTAAAATGCTTGAATTTCGCCTCTAAATGGGTAGATGTTAAAGGATGCATAGAATCGCCCGATGTATTTGCGGGCAAGGTAACCGTTCGGGATAGCTTAGAGTTATTGAACATAGAACACCGGAAGCGTTTCTTATGGTGGAGATTAAAGAAGGTGAAGTATAGGGAGTTTATTGTAACCAGTAAAAACCCGGATACGCAAATACTTGATTTAAAGGTGACTACAATAATTAAATAGTTAATGTTGGTTAAAGCTATTGCAGGTATAGAAATAATGCCTACATTTGCACTCAGAGAATTACAAATAAATAAATTATTAATCATTTCTTTATTGGTAAGTCTTTATGTAGAAGCAAACGTATCATTAACAAAGCGTTGTTAATAATTGCAATCATGGTTTTTAAGTGATTATTCCCTACTGGTTTGTGAAAATAGGTAGGTTTTTAAAAAGAAAATTTCGATTCATTGATATATAATATAGGTTAATTAGTTAGGTAATTGTTGTTTATTGGATTTTTTGTCATTTTTCATTTTTCCCCGTTGCTTGTGAAAGTAGCGGGGTTTTTTATTGCCTTATCTCAGACGGGTAAACGTTAAATTAGTGTTAAAGATTAAAGTTTTGATTTGTAATTTAAAGTTTTGCTTTATATTTGCAGTGTCGAAAGAAACAAAGTAGTAACATTAAAATATACGATTATGAAATTTAAAACATGGTATTTTAGAGATACTCTTAAAAAAGAGTTTTTTTCAGTAGAGGCTAAATCAATTAGAGGCGCATTGACTCAGATTAAGAAAAAGCAGCGTGAATGTGCTGAAAAGTTCGGGCATACGGTATTTTGGACTATCTTTGAAAACGAAATGGCCGACTCAAATATGCGCTGCATATTGGTAACGTATGTGTTTCCCAATGGAGATATTAAACAAGATGTATTATAAGAAAATTGAATCATTATGAAATTCATAAAGAAGCAAAGTGACAAGATACTGATAGCCACAAGGGATGAAGCGTTTGATGTATACGTCCGCAGTCACCCAGTTATAAGTAGGCTTATTAGGGAGATCGTGATAGAAATTATACAGCAAGCGTACTACGGCAATCATGTAGCCCGAATACCGATTGGGACAGATGATAAGGATATTTTAAATACCATCTATCAAGTGTTAGAGAATGACGGGTATAAACATTCCTTCGATATGGTAACAAAGGTTTTAACAGTGGATATATTATAAACAGTAATTTTAAAGTTATGAATAACATTATTAAAGTTGGCGAAACTATAAACGCAAAAGAGTATATGACTTCAAGAGAGATTGCGACAATTACAGGCAAACCGCATAACGATGTATTAAAAGCTATACGGGCAATGGAGAATGCTTGGGTAAAAGTTAACGGGGGAAATTTTTCCCTCGTTGAATATACGGACGCAAAAGGTGAAAAACGTCCTATGTATCAGTTGAATAAAACGGAATGTTTGTACATTGCAACAAAGTTCAACGATGAAGCGAGGGCTAAACTTGTTATCCGGTGGGAGGAACTTGAAACAAAGGAAAGACAAAACGTACCTGCTCTTCCTCAGACATATTTAGAAGCCTTGAAAGCATTAGTTTTATCAGAGGAACAAAAGCAAGTTCTTGCATTGGAAAATGAATCAATGAAGCCAAAAGCCGATTATTTCGATACTTTAGTGGAAAGAGGAAGTAATTTAAATCTAAGAGATACGGCTAAGATAATAGGAGTTTCTGAGCGTTTCTTTATAGAATATCTATTACTAAATGGATACTTATATAGAGATGCTAAAAGAAAATTAAAACCGATAGCTAAATATGTAGGTAAGTATTTTGTTCTGAAGGAATGGGTCAGAGGCGAAAATACAGGCTCTCAGACATTAGTGACCGTGGAAGGAAAAGATAGATTCTATAAATTAATCAATAAGTAATCAATTTTAAAAATTAATCAATTATGAAAACTTCAAGTTATTTGTTCAGTGTTTTAGTAGGTTTGTGTTTGATGGCTATTGCCGCTTTTCTTTCGTCTTGTGGCGACAAAGAAACCAAGTATGAAACGACTTATTCGGTTATCGTACCGGAGTGGCAGACGGTGTACGTAGACGGTGAGTGTACGACTGATATAGCCCTGTTTGTTTGGGATAAGGTGGAGCTAACATCAGACTACGTTAAGGTATATTCAATGGGACATGTGAATTATCTGAAAGTGACATCTACCGAAATTGATGTTTGCGGTTTTATCATTTACCACATTGACGGATATAACAAAGAGACTATTCAATACCACCCGAAAGACGGTGTTCTTCGACACTCTCAGCAATTAAACGGAGTTGAAATAACCGTTGTTTTTAGCCCATTACACTAACATTAAAACCTTCCGGTGTACAGGTCAACCGGGTAAACAACAGATGAAAGATAGAATAACAGAAAACCAATTACAGCTAATTACTAAGGATAAAAAGCTGTCGGAGATGATAGAGGGAATCACTCAGATACGTGCTATTGTCAGAGAAAAGATGAAGGTATATGAATGTATAACATATACTGAGGACGATATAAAAGAAGCAAAAGCAGATCGGGCAATGATTAACAAATCGTCTAAAGCCCTAAATGATACCCGAATCGAACTCGAAAAGATATACATGCAGCCTTTTAACAAGTTCAAAGATGTGGTAAAGGATACATGTGCCATGTTAGACCTCACCTCAAACAACATAGATTTGCAGATAAAGAAGTTTGAACAGGAAGAAAAGGACGCAAAGATGAAGCAAATAAGGGACTATTTTGACGAACATAACGAGTACCTTATAAACTTTGACCGTTGCTTTAAATCGAACTGGCTGAATAAGAACAAAGGTATTGCGATTGTTCGGGCTGAGATTAACGAACTGTTTGAGGTCGTTGCGGCTGATTTCGAGAAACTGAAAGAGCACTTTGATGGTGAACCTTGTTACATGGCTATAATTGACCGCTATCAAGCTACGTTGGACTATAACAATACCTACCAATACGGTGTATCACTCGTTAATAAGGCACTGGAAGCCACCACAGCGCTAAACTCTCCTCAGACGACTAACGCATCACCATCGCAACAACAACCGCTAAAACAGCCGGAAAACAAACCTCAGAGCGAACAGGTTTATGTAAGAGCGTTTAAAGTCAAAGTAACAAGGGAACAAGCATTTGCACTGGCTGACTTTATGTTCTCAAACAACATTGAGTTTGAGAGTATTAAATTATAAGAGGGGATATTTCCCTCTTTTTTCATTCCATTCACAAAGGTTAATTTCGTGTTAAAACTTAAAGTTTCTCTTTGTGTTTTAAATTTAATCTTTATATTTGCAGTGTCGAAAGAAACAAAGTAGTAACAATTTAAAAACAAATATCATGGTTATAAAAACAAGGTTTAACGTTGGCGAAGAAGTGATGTACGGTGCACATAAAGATCCGTTTAGAGTATTCTCCATTGAGATTCACGTAGGTAAAAAGGATAAGAACGTAAATTATCTCGTTCAGAGTCAATATGGTTTTATTCGTAGAGTGAGAGAAAATGATTTAATTAAATATCAAGTTAAAAATAATAAATAAATTATGGATACATCATTTGAGAGAACAAAAAATACAACTGATGAATGGTACACACCGAAGTATATTATAGAATCACTTGGGGAATTTGATACAGACCCCTGCGTATCTATGCAGCCTCTTTATAACACTGCAAAGATTATGTATAATAAACAAGATGATGGTTTAAGCAAGAAGTGGCAAGGTCGTGTTTGGTTGAATCCTCCTTATTCCCGTCCTCTTATAGAAAAATTCGTTAACCGGATGTCTAAACATGGAAATGGGATAGCGTTATTGTTTAATAGATGTGACAGCAAAATGTTTCAAGATGTTATTTTCAAAACTGCTACTGCTATATTATTTTTAAAGGGACGTATCAAGTTTTTGAAACAAGACGGTTCAACGGATGGGAGTCCGGGCTGTGGAAGTGTATTAATTGCTTTTGGAGATGATAATGCGGAAATACTTCGTACTTGTGGTATTGAAGGCAAGTTTTTCAGAATTAAATAACTAATAAATTATGAAACAATACTTAGATTTACTTTCTTATGTTTTGAATTATGGTGAAAAGCGTGACGATAGAACCGGAACGGGAACTATCAGCGTTTTCGGAAGTACTCAAAAGGTTTACGATCTTCGTGACGGCTTCCCGCTTGTAACAACAAAAAAGGTATTCACAAAGGGTATTATCCATGAATTATTGTGGTTTATTAAAGGTGATACTAATATCAAGTACCTAACAGAGAATGGCGTTCATATTTGGGATGCATGGGCAGACAAGGACGGCAATTTAGGACGGATATACGGTGCGCAGTGGCGTGATTGGCGTGTTAACAGCTGTATAAGTATAGATCAACTTAAATCAGTCATTGAGATGATTAAGAATGACCCCTATTCACGTAGATTAATCGTTAATTCATGGAACGTTGGTGACCTTGACAAAATGAACTTGCCTCCATGTCATTGCTTTTATCAGTTCTACGTATCAAAGGATGGCTTTTTAGACCTGCAATTGTATCAACGTAGTGCAGATTTATTCTTGGGCGTTCCGTTCAATATAGCGTCTTATTCGTTGTTGCTTGCTATGGTTGCACATGTGTGTAATCTGAAACCACGGAAATTCATTCATACGTTGGGTGACGCTCACATATACTTGAATCATGTTGAACAGGTAAGGACGCAATTAGATCGCATTCCGTTGCGATTGCCGGAACTTGTTTTGAATTCTTCCGTTACCGATCTTTTTGATTTTAAGTTTGAGGATATAGATATTATTCATTATAACAGCCATTCGGCAATAAGAGGGGAGGTAGCAGTATGACACCAATTAATTTTTTTGAAATTTATTTTCGTGAATCGCGTGAATTTGTTATAAGCGTATTGGAAAAGCATGACGTTTTAACGCTTCAAAGAATAAAGAAGCAGTGTAAACCTGGCTGGTTACGCTGTCATGTCATAGACGCAATAAATCACAAGTTATCCGGTATGTAATTTAAAAGGGGAGTACAACGCTATGTATTCCCCTTTTTCGTTCTATCCTCACGGACTAAACGAGTCAATAAACAATAAGTAGTAACAAGTATTTAAGAAAAGTTCTACAAAAATAGGTCTAACAGCAGTTTTATACGCACATTCCCATCATTTTAAATTTCGTTAACCATAAAATTAAAGAAATTCTTTGTGTATTTAAAGTTTTGCCTTATCTTTGCAGTGTTCAATTAAGTAAGTAACAATTAAAAGTAGTATATATGAATCAGAATGAAGTACATGTTTGTCCGTATTGCGGAGGTATTTTATACCTTTGGCAATCTTATCCGGTTTTTAGCAAAGCATATTGCGATTACGATTGTGAGCCGGAACAGGAAGAAGAAAATATTTATAAATGCGAAGAATGTGGAAGGGAGGTGACAGATGTCGAGTGATTTTAAGATTAATGAAGCAATTTTAAACGCTAAGTTGAAGGGCTTAAAAGTGAGTAAAAAAGAGATAGCTGAAATGTTGTGGGAGGATACAAAGCCAAAATCAAGAACGGTTAACATGTCCTCACTTTGCAACCGGAGGACACGAAAGATCAATATTGAATGGGTGTCAAAGATATGTGAGGCTACCGGAGTCGATGCGAATTTCTTGTTTAATATTAACCCTAAAAAATAAAAGTTATGATTAAAAATTTGCCTAACATTCAAAACGAAATGAATGTTCAAAAGTCGAGATACAACAAGTTTGGCGGATACAATTACCGTTCGTGTGAGGATATTTTGCAAGAAGCGAAAAGGGTGTGCGAAAAATATGGATGTTATGTTATGGTTACTGACTCTATCGAATTTATCGAAGGACGTTTTTACGTGAAGGCAACCGCAAAGATTGTTGAGACTGAAACAGGATGTATTGAAACGTGTTCGGCTTTTGCACGTGAAGAAGATAGCAAAAAAGGGATGGACTCTGCGCAATTAACAGGGGCAACATCCAGTTACGCACGAAAATACGCCTTATGTGGGCTTTTTGCGATAGACGATAGCATAGATAGTGATTCAACGAACGGAGAGCCGGAAGCGAAAGAAAAACGGCAAAAGACAGCCTCAAAACAAGCTACCAACCAAAATAATACTGGAAATAACTCAAATTATTTGGGTGTGCTGCTTGACGAAATAAAAAAAGCAACAACTTATAAACATTTGGGCGATATTCACAAGAATAACGCTAATTACCATCAAAATAGTGAGTTCATGAACGCTTTAGTTGTCCGTAAGGCGGAACTTGAAAAGGCGGAAGCAGAAGCAAAGAAAGTGTAAATAATGTGTTTAGTAAGGGGTATAATTCCCCTTGCTGACAATAAAAAATATATAGAAAATGGAAATTAAGGGCAATGTTCATTGTTTTTTTGAACAATCGGGTACATTTAAGAATGAATTCATAAAACTTGGTTATAAGGCTTTTGATTATGATATACAAAACGATTTTGGGGAAACTGACTTTCAAATAGATCTTTTTTCCGAAATAGAAAAAGGATATGAAGAAAAAGAAAGCATTTTTGACAATATTACTAAAGATGATTTTGTTATAGCTTTTTTCCCTTGCATTTATTTTGAAGCAATGCAATCTACATATTATCAAATGACAAGCATTAATATAAAAAAAACAAAGCATAAGGCAGAAATATGAAACCGTAATAGATCGCATACAGAAAAGAGAATACTTTTATATTTTATTGTATAAGTTTTTTGCAATATGCGAAATAAGAGGTATTAGGTTGGTATTAGAAAACCAGGCTACACAACCACACTACTTATTACACCATCAAAATTTCATACCTTATACGTTCATAGATAACGATAGGACGAAAAGAGGTGATTGTTTTAAAAAACCTACCGCTTATTGGTTTGTAAATTGTAAACCCACAACGGGGCAATCTTATGAAAAGCCAGACGAAATCAAAAAAATAAAACAATGTAAGAGGGGTGGGAAAGCTGGAATATGTTCAAAAGAACGTTCTATGCTAACAGGTAAGTATGCAAGAAATTTTATATGCGACTTTATTATAGGAAAAGAACAGAAACATTCTATTAGATCGCTTTTTTAAAATATAAACAATATGAAAGAATTAACATTACTTCCCAAACTGATTAATGCTGATGTAACGTATATCAGCGAAACACATGAATATTTTTCAAGCGATTTTAGAAAGCTGAGAGGAATAACAGGTTTTATCAACGATCAATTATTTCCCGGCAAACTTGACGGTATCCCCGAAAGCGTTTTATCCCTTGCCACTGAGCGAGGGAAACGAGTGCACGAAGAATGTGAAAACATAGATAACGAAGTGATTGAGTCGGAGTCAAAACAAGGTGAGAACTATGTAAGATTAAAAAGTGACTTCGGACTAACTCACATTGCCTCAGAATATATAGTAACAGATAACGAGTTTATTGCATCACCGATTGATAAGGTGTATTTAGGCAGACACTCCGACTCTGTTATACTTGGAGATATAAAGACTACATACAAATTAGACATGTTGTATCTGTCTTGGCAATTGTCAATCTATGCCTATTATTTTGAAAGACAAAATCCCCATTTGAAAGTAGATACTTTGTTGGCTATATGGTTGAGAGGTGAGGATACAGATGGTATTGTACAGGTAGAACGGATACCGGATAAAGAGATAGAGATATTTCTTCAATGCTGCAAAGAGGGATTGAAATACGTAGATAATTGCAGTGCTGATTCATACGTTGCAAAATTGAACGATCTTCCGGCAAAGGTTAGTAACGTTGAGGAATCTGTATATCAGTTAATCGAAATGCAAAAGACGCTTGACGAACAAATGAATAAGTTTAAATCTCAGTTACTCGAATTGATGAAGGAGGCGAAAGCAGACAATATCAAAGGTGACTTGATCACAATCACACGAAAGAAGGCATATAGCCGTGAATCTCTTGATACTAAAGCGTTGAAAGAGAAGTATCCGGATATTTACGAAGAATTTATTAAATACTCAAACGTGAAAGAATCAATTCAAATTAAAGCGAAATGAAAAAGATAACAGAAAAACAGCTAACAGACTTGCTAGAAGAAGGTGCATTGTGTGAATATTGTCCGTATGTTAAATGCTCTCGCTATCCAGGAGAATTGTGCGATGGTACATATTGCGAGGACGCAAAGGACAATTACGTAGAGTCTAATAATTTAGAGTATGAAGAAGATTAATATATTAGCAATATGGTTATAGATGAAAAGATAGCGAACAAGATCGGTTTAGAGGCTGCTGCCGTTTATTCGGAAATGATTCTTATCCTCTGCACAGGAATGTACAGAGAGAAGTTTAAAGGGTGTCGAGTAAAACAAGTGCCTAACACTGTTTTTGTTTCGATAGCTAAGCTAAAAGAGATCATCCCGTTCATGTCTACAAAGAAGTTATATAACGCTGTAAATCGCCTCGTATCGGCTGGATACATAAGAGAGGCAAATTACAGGTTATCCGGCATGAATACTACTAAATGCTATCAGATGGTAGATAGATAGACCCGGTTATTATTGTGATATGCACCCCACTTGCAAGCGTTGTGAGTGGGGTGTTTTTTGTAAGTGGCTGGTATTCATCCGGTTTAGGACACTACAAAATTGGTGATACCTTTAGGGTATGCGGAAAATTCCGCTTACCCCCTCAATTTCGAGTTAGGTCTAATTATCAGATAGTTGCAAACAAATAAATGTTAAAGTTCAAAACAATAATGTTTTTTGTTTGCAATCAAAACCATTTATCATATCTTTGCAGAGTCAAATCAAAAACAATAGATAACATGAATTTAGAAAATCTTTTTAAAATTAAAAATGTCGCTGATTATATGCGTTGCAGCCCAACTTGGGTAATGAAGTTAATTAAAGCAGGTAAATTGGAACATGTTAAAATTGACGGTGCGTATTTCGTTGTTCTTACAGGTGAGGAACTTGAAAAATACAAGGAGTTTAGAAAGGAACTTGACGAATTGTTAAGCAAATAATTTATCTTTAAAAGCTATTCTGCCTTAGGGTTAATGTGTAATGTGTTGTAAATAAGGCGTTGATGTGTTTTGTTAGCACGCCAACGGTAATGTAAATAATTAAATTTTAAATTATGGAATCTAATTTGTCTAAAGTTGGCGAAACTATAAACGCAAGGGAGTATATGACTTCGAGAGAAATTGCGGAAATTGCAGGTAGAAACCACAAGGATGTTATGCGGTCTATTCGTGATATGGAAGACGCATGGGTTAAAGTTAACGGGCGCAATTTTGCGCTTGTTGAATATACAGACATAAAAGGTGAAAAACGTCCTATGTATAAGCTAAATAAAACAGAGTGTCTATACATTGCAACCAAGTTCAATGACGAAGCGAGGGCTAAACTTGTTATACGGTGGGAAGAACTTGAAAGAGCTAACATCATGGGGAACTTTAACGTTCCTAAATCATTCCGTGAAGCCTTGTTACTTGCTGCCGAACAACAAGAAGTTATTGAAAACCAACAAAAGCAGATTGAGGAAAAGAATGCAAAGATTGAGGCTGACAAACCGAAAGTTTTATTCAGCGAAGCCGTCGAAGCCTCTAAAAAGTCTATTCTTATCCGTGAACTGGCGAAAATAATCACTCAAAATGGATATCAGATCGGAGAAAAGCAACTGTATGAACGTCTCAGAAAAGCAGGTTATCTTTGCAGCGTTGGAGAGTCACGCAATCAGCCGTCTCAAGCATACATGAACATGGGTCTGTTTGAGATTAAGAAACGGGTGATAGTAACTGGTGAGGAATCTAAGGTTTGTACAACTACGGTTTTAACTCCGAAAGGAGTAAGGTATTTTGTTAATAAGTTTTTATGTAAGAAGTGAATAACATGACAGGGTGACACCTGTCTATAAAAACAATATTAATTAACTAATAACAAATAAGTAATGAACAAAAATATAATTATAAAGAAAGAGAAGCCTATCGGTCAGTTATGTGGGCTTCCGGGAGTAAAAAGACGTAAGGTTGATGCGTATAGTATCAATAATACAAGTGACATTGAATCAACTATCGAACTGGGATATGCGTGTACTTCTGCCGGATATAATGGAGCTATAAATGTTTGGAAGGATGATGAAGGAATTATTCACGGTGAATTAATGAGATACTGTGTAACTGTTGAAAAAAGAACGTTTACCAGCTATGCAGAAGTGGAAAAATGTGTTAATGATTGGCTTGAAAGGATTAACCCATAACTATTTAGAAACGAATATAATAACATGGCAGGGTAACACCTGCCTATAAAAACGAATATTATGATACATTGTTTTGATGATAAAATAGCAAAAGAACTGGGTGTAGAAGCTGCATGTATCTTGAACAATTTTGCATTTTGGATAAATAAGAATATAGCAGATAATCACAACTATTTTGAAGGTAGGTACTGGACTTATAACACAAGGGAGGCGTTATCTAAACTATTCCCATATATGAACTCATTGAAGGTATATAGAGTTATCGGAAAGTTGGAAGAAGAAGGATATATATTAAAGGGAAATTTTAATAAATCACGTATGGATCGAACAACGTGGTATGCGCTTACAGAAAAGTGCATTAACATGTTAGTTTCATGTGGTTATACGATAATAGGATACTCTGATACGAATTATCAAAAATGCAAAATGCAAGTTGGAAATGTGCAAAATGCAAGTTGCACGAATGAACAGACTATACCAGATAGTATATATACAGATAGTAATACTAAATTGACTAACGTCAATTATAGTATAGCCACGCGCGAAGAAACGGATTTATTCGAAGTTGAATCAAACAATGATCCTCTACCATCTGAAGTATTTGGATTCACCGCTAAAGGACTTGACGTAACAAAGAAAACAATCGAAAGGACAGATAATCTATTTACTCAGCTAACATTTCCTTTCGAGTCCGAGGACTTTAAACGCTTATTCTACGTTCTAATGACTCAACCTAAATGGCGTGTAAAGACAAAGACTCTAACAGCTATGCAAGCTAATTTAAACGAGATAGCGCAATTTGAAGAAGAATTTGCTAAAAGACTTATTCAACAAAGTATATCGAAAGGGTGGGCGTCACTTGTGTATGAATCAACGCCAAAACAATATATGCAATGGCTGAGAGAGAAAACGGGAGCTACTAACCAATATCAGCAAAACAACTCTCAGCAGTATAAAACAAAGCAGTATTTTGCTAATGACGAGCACCGGGATATATACGAGAGATACCTAACAGAGACGTTTGATTAACGAGAATGGCATTTGCTTTGCGAATTTAAGACTTTCATAATAAAAACGAGTAATATAACATGGAAATAGAGAAATATCAAAATAGAGGCGGAAAAGTGGCTTTATCGGGTGGCGTACTTTCATCATTCGTAGAGAGAAATAGAGAATTAATACAGTCTAATAAAATAAAGCAGCTTTCTAAGGTAGATCAGCGCATATTTGTAGAATCTACGAGAAAATTAATTTCGGAAGAAGAAAGCGAAGAAAAGAAAATAGAGTATTTAGGCATTATCTTTATCGGGGTATGTTCTGATTTTGGTCTGAATGCACCGGAACGTAGTGCGGTTAAAAGCGTATTTTCCTCGATTTTTGACGTTATTGATTTGTATTTTGACGATCTTTCATTCGCTGAGGTCAAGCTTGCTTGGCGATTGCTTGCTGTCGGTGAACTTGATAACTACCTACCTAAAGATCGCTACGGGAATCCGGATAAAAACCACTACGGTAGCTTAAATGTCGATTACGTAACGAAGGTATTGAAGGCATACAGAAAGCGTAAAGCGGATATGATGTCAAAGACTACCGCCCTGCTACCGGATAAGCCGAAAGCGACACCGGAACAAGAAAGAGCATTTTTGAATGTACAGGCTAATAACTTCATTTTCGCTATTATGAAGTATAAATATAGCGGTCGCTTTAAGGTTGAGTCTGATAGGCTTATAAGCGAGTCAACGTTCAAGTATATGGAAAAATTAGGCTATGACATGGATACTATACCGACATACGAGGACAAGAAGTTAGCTTTAGCGCAATTTAAAGGCAGACCGATAAATAGCTTTGCACAAGTGTTTGAAAAGGAATGTTTAGCGACTTTCGGAATAGAACATGAAGCAGTTTATTTTCGGGCTTTAATGATAGCAAAGAAGCGTTTGTTGTTCCGGTATTGGGACGAAATGTTGAGAGAGGAAGATAGCATAAAAGATTTGTATTACTATAAACATTAAAGACGTGGAAATTAATATTTTAGTTGGAATTGACCCCGGTGTATCAGCCGGGGGAATAGCTATTTATAAACCTGGTAGCCCTCTTGTAACGGTTAAAATGCCGGAAGAACCTTTGGAGATATACAATCTATTCAAAAAGATTAAGCGTTCCGGTAGCCCGATGATTGTTGTTGAGAGGCTGTCAATTAGGGGTGATGATACAGGAGGAAAGCAATATCGCATAGTTACCATGCTTGAAAACTATAACAACCTTGTATGCTGTGCGAAAGTCCTCGAAATACATTTAGTGCTCGTTACTCCGATGACTTGGCAAACAGGTTTAGGTCTGAGAACAAAGGGAGCTAAAGAGGACAAGTCGCTGAGAAAAGAGAAATATTTCCAGTTTGCTAAACGTTCCTTCCCGACTGGTAACGTCTTTAAGTGGAATAGTGATGCGGTTTGCATACTTCGCTTTACTCAGCTGATGATAGCTAACAAGCCTAAGTGGATATCGGAGCATTTAGTCAACAACTCAGATTGCGTGTTTTCCTTTGATTTAACTAACGATTCAATTGGATACGATAGATTACTCAGAAATGAAAGAAAAGTTGAATAGCGGTCAAATAAACAATGAAATAAGCGATATTTTGATTCAATCTGTCATAACCATGCGAGGAAAACAAAAAAGGTACGAAATGTTCGGTGAAAAGTACAGGGAGGCTAAAGAGGCAGCAGAAAAGAAAGTAGATGATATTATTGCGAAGTTGACCGACTCACAAGGTGTCTTATTCTAAACGAAAGTTAAATAACGGGTATTTTGGAAAGATTTACCCGTTTTTGTTTGCGTATAATTAAAGTTTTGCTTTAATTTGCAATATCAAAATTAATCATAGTAGTAACGATTTAAAAACTTATTAAAGTATGAATACTAATGAAATGACAGTTGAAGATGTAATTAAATCACAGGAGTTCAAAGGTGAATTAACAAATCAGCTTAGTACTATGCGTTTAGATGTTGAACGAGCTAAAAACAAAATTCTGAGAAATGGAGGATTGACGAAGCGGATTATGTTAGATCGCATTGACGATATGACGGTTTCGGATGTTATCGAAGAATTTGAAAAAATTCTGCTGAGAAATAGTGATTTACCGTCTGCCGTCCGTGGCTTTATTTCTTCTTTGTGTGGTAGTGTATTTGCTAAGGTATTTTCTAAAATGAAACAAAATGAAGCAAAACAGGATAACAATACCGGGGAAGGTAACAAGTAGCGGACAGTTGCAGATGTACATGGGTGAGTTAAACGAGTTTGCTAAACTGAACAAGGGAAAGAATATAATAGCAAGTTTTAGCGTTTACGAGCCTTCGCAATCGGTTGCCATGAAAGCGTATTACTACAAAGTTGTAGTACCACAATTTCAAAAAGGAATGTATGATAATGGTAATAGATGGAGCGAGAAAGACACCGAATTGTACATGCGGAACTTATGTCCGGTAACAATGGGTGAGGTTGTGGATATTGATACGGGTGAGTATCGAAGTGACCCGGTAAGTATCAACGACTTATCAAGTAGCGAGTTTGTAGAATATATTGATTTTTTAAAACAGTTTGCAGCAGAGGAACTGGGAGTATTCATCGAGGATGCAACAAAATACGTAAAGAAATGAAAGAAGTTAGAGTAGAATATTGCGAAATGACATTGAGAGAAAAATTCGACTTGATGTGCGAGGCTCTTTCGGTGTCACCGGAGGCTATTTTAAGCCGGGAGATTACGAGAGATATTTCAATTAGACGAAACTGTATTATTCACCAGTTATATGATTATCGGTTAGACGGTTTGCCTGAGCTATTAGATAGAACGAGGGCTTTAATAGTTATCGCACACCGCAAATTTCAAAACCAGTTGGAGGTTAACGATCCGTTGGCTATTGAGTATAAGCGATTGATTGATGAACGGTTGGAGCGTTATTTGAATGGAGAAGAAGAGTAAACAAAACTTAGTCCTCGTTCATTGTACAGAATGTAAATATAGCTCAGACCATCATAATTTGATATGCTATTGCAGTAAGAGAAAACGAAAGTTATGCAGTTGCCCGAATATCGGAAGGGTATGCGAACATTATAAACCTAAAAACGAATATTAGTATGTTGTACGACAATTTTGAATTAAAGAGAGTAAAGTTCATTCCAAACGGTTTGGAAGTAGATTACAATGACTGTATGAATGTTGACGGTGAAACGGTTAAGACGTTTCATAAAGTGAAGAATCCGGAGTATCCTCACCCCGATTTGCCGAACGAAGCCGGAAAATTGAGATGGTATATCGTCCGGCTTATGGGTCTGATGAATTTTGCAAACATCACCTACTTATCCGATCTTTCAAAACAGGATAAAGAACTGAATAAGCAATTTCAAGACTTCTTCGAGATACAGGCTACTCGAGTTTCGATTAGGGAGATTGTGAGAGATGAAGAAAAGAACACAGTAATTATCAAATACGAGTTTACAGGTACAGACTTGTCGCTGTTTAAAATGCAGACTCCTAAAATAAATTTGGAGGGTGAAATACTGAAATTTGAGATTGACATGGATACTGATTTGGAAGGTATGAAGCATGAAGTATTTGATTATCTGTTTAAGGGTAAGCGTGCACAACTTTCAATGTTCGGTGAGATTGCGGAAACGGACGATATTAAAGACTCTGAGGACGATACAGAGGGTGATTCTTTTTTTGACGATGAATCAGAAAGCGATGTACCTACTGAGTAGTCCGGAAGAAATAGAATATTGTTTAAGTAGGGGATATAATCCCATGCTTTTCAATAGACATTTTGACATAGAGCCTAAAGCAAGGTATCAGTATTTGAAAAGTCTATTCGGTGAATGTCACGATCAGAGGGCAAACGAGCGATTTTTTCGGTATATGTGGGAGATTAAGCCTCACTATTGCGAAGAATGTTTAAAGCCGTTGAAATGGTACTCAGCCGTTTATATTTCGCATATTTGCACTCGCGGAGCATTCCCTATGTTGGCGCATGACCCTCGAAATATTAACTTACTTTGCTTTGAACATCATAATCAATGGGAACACGCTAACACCCGAAAGGGAATGCGTATTTATCAAGAAAATTTAGAGAAAATAAAAGTCCTCAAAAGGGACAGTTTAAAACTGCAAAAGAAATGAAATTAGTAAAATTTGAAAACGAGGCTGGAAATAAAGTAATGATTAACCCTAAAATGGTAGAATCACTATTCCAATATAGAGAAGATTTAGTACACATGTATACAGTAAATCAAGAAAACCCCTATGTGATTAAAGGGGATATTGAGGAAGTTAACAAGAAGTTAACCGAAGATAGCAAGATTGATTCAATAGCCGGACTTATGGTTATCGTCTTTATTGGAATTTACATATTATCAACATTAGCAAATTTATTATCGTAATGAACTTAAACAAAATCGAATTGATCGGTCGTGTTTGTGCTGATCCTCAAGTTAAAACCTTCGATAACGGAAGAAAAGTGTGTAACCTTTCTATTGCAACAAACGAAAGGGCATATAAAACGAGTAACGGTATCGAAGTGCCGGAAAAAACAGACTTTCACAATGTAGTATTCAAAGGAGGCTTGGCAGGTGTATGCGAGCAGTATGTTACTAAAGGTATGGAGTTGTATGTGGAAGGCACTTTGCATTATCGGAAGTACACCGACTCAAACAACACAGAGAGAACGATTGCGGAAATTATCGTTTCTAACATGCAGATGGGAGCGAAGCCGGGAGGTAATAGCGGTCAGCTGGCGGAATCTGCCGGGAGTGGGGGTCAGCCGCCAGTACAACCGACACCGCCACCATCACAAGTCTTAAAAGATCAGCAATTTGCAGACGATTTGCCATTCTAAAAAAGGGGGATACTCTAAAGCAGGGTATCCCTTCTTTGTGTTAAATAAGTGTTAAAGATTAAAGTTTTGCTTTGTGTTTCAAAAGTTATGCTTATATTTGCAATGTCAAAAGGAAACAAAGTAGTAACAATTAAAAAACAAGATCATGGAAAAGAAATTCGAACTAACAGAAAACTATGTAGTAAACGAGTGTGGAACAAAGTTGTATCAAGTCAGATGTATTAAGACATTCAAGTATGCAAAAGAAGGAGAACTTGCGGGATATATCGAAAAAGAAGAAAACCTAAGTCAAGAAGGCAATGCATGGGTGTCCGGCAATGCACGGGTGTACGGCGATGCGTGGGTGTTCGGCGATGCGCTGGTGTACGACGATGCGCAGGTGTACGGCAATGCGCAGGTGTACGGCACTGCGCAGGTGTACGGCAATGCGCAGGTGTACGGCAATGCGCAGGTGTATGGCAATGCATGGGTGTCCGGCAATGCGCTGATGTACGGCAATGCACTGGTGTACGACGATGCGCAGGTGTACGGCAATGCGCAGGTGTACGGCAATGCGCAGGTGTATGGCAATGCATGGGTGTCCGGCG